TAGTCGCGGCACTTGATGCAATAGAAGATCCAGTAACTAAAATCGTAGCGCAAACTGCATTTGAGAAAGATGCCAAATTTGTTAAGACTTCTCCTACAATTGCAATGATTGCTGCGGGATTATCGTTAACGCAAACCCAAATTGATGACCTATTTGAATTAGGAGCATCGTTAGTGATTTAATATGAAACAAATTACATTAAGATTGAACGAAAATGAAGCCCAAGTATTAGCACAATTAATTGATACTGCGGTTAAATCTAAGGGTATCGAGGTTGCGGAAGCTGGAGTATTCTTTTATAAGAAAATTCAAGCACAACTCGAAGCTGGAGATGGTATTCCAAACGAGGATAGTAAAGAGTAATATATCATGGGATCATTAGGATTAAAGAGAAATCCAAAATTTAAACAGGGATATTATAAACCCATCAACCCTTCAAAGGTTCTTGGGAGAGATCCTATTATATATAGATCAGGTATCGAACTTAAATTTTTTAAGTTTTTAGACACCAATCCGAACGTTATCAAATGGGCATCCGAAGAGATCGTGGTTCCATATTACGATTCTGTTCAACGTAAGCAACGTAAATATCATGTGGATAATTACGTTGAGATTATGGAGGGTAAGACTCTTAAAAAATATCTAATAGAAATAAAAGATATTAAAGAAACTAAAAAACCCAACCCAAAAAGTAAAAAGAAAAAGACCACCCTAGTATACGAACAGGTGAGATGGTGTAATAATAATGATAAGTGGACAGCAGCTAATAAGTTCTGTAAGGATCATAATATGGAGTTTCTATTGATAGGTCATTCTAATAAGAATGGTTTTGAGTCAATATCATTGAATTTATAACAGTTTTGTATAAATATATACATGGCACTCCAATTGAAGCTAATGGCTGAGAATCCCGAAGTATTTGACAACTTCGAAATCCTAGAAGAACAGTCTAATTTGAAGGGTCAATCATCCCTATATGTTAAAGGTCCATTCATTGGATGTAACCAAGTTAATAAGAATAAAAGATTATATGGTCTTGATGATACCCGTAAGGATGTTGCAAGATATATGAATGAAATGGTAACACCGGGAAGGGCTATGGGCGAACTTAATCACCCAGCCTCCGCAGATGTTAATCTAGAAAGAGCGTGTCACCTAGTCACTGAACTATATGAAGAGGGTGATGGGTTCCACGGTAAGGCTAAAGTCCTATCTGGCCCATGTGGTCAAATTCTACGTTCCTTAATTAATGATGGTGTTAAGATCGGTATGTCAACCCGAGCATTAGGTTCTTTAAAAGAATCATCTGATTATAATTTGGTAGAGAATATGTATCTGGTTGCGATTGATGCGGTTGCAGATCCATCCTATCCAAAAGCTTTTGTTAATGGTATTCTTGAAAGTAAGAGTTATGTAGTTGATCAAGAGGGTCGATTTGAAGAACATTACGACAATTTCGAAAAAACTATATCAAAACTACCCGGAAAAGACATGGATGGATTCCTTCGTGAGCAGGTTATTAAATTTATAAACGCTTTAGGATAAATAGTAATATGGGTAAATCAGTATATAAACAGGTGAAGGAGGATGGTAAAGCATCTCTACCGGAATCTAAAGTTAAACAACGCAAAAACTTTGCGCCAAAAACTAAACCCTTTAAAAGTAAGGGAAGTGGTAAAGGCACAGACCCTAAGAAAAGAGATAAGAAAGTCTCTGAAGAAGAAGATTCAGAAGACTTTACTTCTAAGAATGGAAATACTTTTAAAGAGTCAACAGACATTGCAAAATTTATTGATAGCATTTTAGCAAAAAACTATAGCGAAGCTGATAAATATATTAAGCAAGCGGTAGAATCTAAACTTCAATCTAAGATTGAAAAGGAACTCACGAAAACATTATTCTAATCATATGAAGTCAAATTTAAAAAAACTATTCTCGGAAGAGGTTCAAAAAGTCATAACCCCCGAAACGTTAACCGCTATTCAGGAAGCATTCGATACTAAAGTAGAACTAAGCGTTGAATCCGCACTCATCGAACAGGATGACATTTACGCTGGGAAACTTAAGACTCTCGTATCAACTCTAGATCAAGATAGATCTAAGAAAATGATGAAAGTTGTTGAAGCAGTCGATAAGAACAACGCTTCTAAAATGGTAAACATTGTTAAGCTTTATGAAAGGGCTAATGTTAAAGATGCCAACAAATTTAAAAAGGTTCTAATTGAATCCATCAGTGCATACCTCGAAGAGTTCCTTTCGGAATCTATCGATATGAAAGATCTAGACACAGCAGTTAAGAATAGAACTGCATTTGATGTTCTAGCTAATCTTAAGAATGTATTAGGTGTGGATGTTGCGATGATGAATCCTGAAATTAAGGAAGCTGTTAAAGATGGTAAATCCCAACTCACAGCTCTACAGAAAGAGAATAAAGAATTGAAGACTCAATTCACTGCTCTATACGAATCTAATCAAAAAACTCAAGTTGTCAGCCTCCTAGAAGGTAAGACCTCTAAACTCCCAGAAGCTAAGAAGAATTTCCTTCGTAAAGCACTTGGAGATAAGACCTTGAAATTCATCCAAGAAAATTACGATTACACTGCTCGTCTATTCGACAAACAGGAGACATCAAAACTGCAAACTCTTAAGGAAGATGCAATTAAAACAAGAACAATTAAGCCAGATTTCATCCCAACACAAAAAGTTGTGGAAGAAAAGGTAAATAATACCAACTCTAACGAACTTCAAAGTGAATACCTAGATGTCCTTTCTAAAGGCAAGGGGATGCACTGAAGATTTCACCAAGAACCATGAAGCCTCTTAATGGCTTGAATAAATTATAGAAAGAAAACATATTATATGAAAATTCCTCAAAATATTGATCCAAAAGATGTCAACGCTGTCGTTGATAAATGGAAGGGCATTCTGGACTACACATCGAAAGATGTTGGTGAAATCCAAAATGAACACGTTTATCGCACAACTGCTATCCTAATGGAAAATCAAGAGAAATGGTGTCTCGAAGAGGCAGGTAACTCATCGTCTGGTATCTTTGGCGCAACCTCCGTGGCTAATAGTCCCGGTGGAAATGGCGACAATTATGCTCCCGGTGATTCCCGTCTTCCAAAGATCCTCATTCCTATGATTCGTCGTACTTTCCCTGAACTAATCTCTAACGAGATCTGTGGTGTTCAACCTATGGGTGGTCCAGTTGGTCTTGCATTCGCTTTGCGTTATGCTTATCAATCTGACTTCCTTAATGATACAGACCATGTAGATGGTCTAGCTGTCGGAACCGGAAACCTTAATGGTGGAGCGGGTGCTGGCACGTATGATGGTAACACTGGACTTCCTGACAGCAATGAACTTGGGTATCAATTACTTGATACTCGTCATTCTGGTACTTCTGCTTCAAACCTTAGTGGTTTGGCTGGCGTATGGGAATTCGCAGATCAAGATCGTGGTGTAGCGCAACTCCTTGAGAGTTACGAAAACACTGGACGTATTCCTCAGATCGAAATGAAGTTTGAAAAAACTTCTGTCGAAGCTGGAACTCGTCGTCTTGCTACTCGTTGGTCTATCGAATTGGAACAAGATATCAAAAACATGCAAGGCATCGACATCGATGGTGAGCTTACGAATGCGATGTCTTACGAAATCCAAGCCGAAATTGACCGTGAGGTTGTTATGCGTATGCTACAATCAGCGTTTAACGCTGGTTATGGGGCAGGTTACTCCTTCTGGAGTCCTGTAAGTGCAGATGGTCGTTGGACTGCTGAACGTAATTTAACATTCTACCAAAAACTTATTATCGAAGCTGGCCGTATGGCTGCTCGTAACCGTCGTGGTGCTGCAAACTTCATTATTGCTACTCCTAGAGTATGCTCAATTTTGGAAATGCTACCAGACTTTAAAGTTTACGAAATCAATGGCACAGTCTCGACTGCTGGTGTTGGTATCGCAAAAGTAGGAACTGTTGGAGCGCGTTTCACTGTTTATCGTGATACAAGAACTGAAGTTCAGAATTCTACTAACTACACGAATAACCAATATACGCCAGTGAGAACTGCGCCTATTGAGTATGCGCTGATGGGTTACAAAGGTTCTGAATATTATGATACTGGTATTATCTATTGTCCGTATATTCCGATCATGGTGCAACGCGCTATTGATCCTGTTAACTTCACGCCTCGCGTTGGTCTTATGACCCGTTACGGTATTGTTAACAACATATTCGGTGCTAATCTTTATTACCATCTAGTCATTGTTACGGGACTTGGTGTTGCGTTTACTCCGGGATCGGTTTCTGTTTATCTGTAAAGATACTCACAACCGTAACTGAAGTTACGAACTAAAATCTAAAACCCGCAAGTCCGAAGAACTTGCGGGTTTTCCTTTTGTAAAAAATTCAGTCAATTTGGATAAATAGATGTATGTTATATTCATTTGACACTATCCTACTTTCCGCTCAAAAAACAGGTGATCCAAATCTAATTGGAACCGTTACAGCATCCAGTGGTGTTACTACAACATCTCTATCTACTTTCGATAAGGGTATAACCTTTACGGCTGTATCACCCCTAGTAGGTTCCACAACTACTCTAAATGTCGAAGGTTCTAAATTCGTTATAGATAAAGCATACCATGGAAGTGTTTTCGCCCTTTCAAAAACTGGGGGAGGTTATACAACCTTCACACATAGTTCTGCTGTTCTCGTTGTTCCTGCTGTATCTCAAACTAAGGGTGTTCTAAGTGTAGACACTCCAGAATCACGTAGAAAATATCTCTACGGATACATTTAAGTCTCATCTGTTGCATCGATGAAAGCCCAAGATTAATTTCTTGGGCTTTTTGACTTTCTATAGTTAGCTTGTAATTAAATAATAATGTATGGCAATACGAGGTAGTGGTAGAGGGGGAGAAGATCAAAGAGTTAATAACTTATTCTATAGAGGAACTGTGGTAAAGAATAATGACCCAGCCAAGCTCAATAGAGTTAAGATTTATATTCCCGAATTGACAAACCAACCATATGATGAATGGTTTGAAAAATTTGAAAACTTTAATTTAAAATCACCGGGAACTAACTCAAATCCAAAAACCGAATCCGAAAAGCTTATTACAGGTGATTGGGAGGATGTTGAAATGTTTGAGGAGATAGCTAAGTTATCCAATTGGGCAGAACCTTGTTATCCTATAGTTGGAGAGAGTGGTAACTATAGATACTTTAAAGATGGTAAGGTATCGATCATTACTGATAACAATTATGGCAGTATTGATGTAAATGACACAGAACCCCCCACTCTACAGACAGGAGCGTTCTCCCCAGCATTCCTATACGAAAACATGGACACGGCTATAGGAGACGCATTCTCGTCGCCTTTAGATAACTTTTCCGTTAAATGTAATCCATATTCATTCTCATATAGACCATCTAAGCATGTAAATAAGGCTAAGGGTCTATTTGGCATACCAGAGGTTGGTTCTAAGGTGTGGGTATTCCATAATGATGGCGATCTACAATTCCCAGTATACTTCGGTGTAACCCAAGATTATAGAAGCTTAACTTTATTAAATGATACTGATAATGAATCAGGTATCGGTTCCACATATCCAAACGACTACGAAAATTAATTATGTCATCTATCTATAAAAACCGAATGGTAATCAATCAACGTGGGGGATCGATTGATATTGATAACACCACAGAGAGGGAGAAGGTTAAACTATCCCATAGAAGTGGTTCTAATATCAATTTAACTAATGTAGTTAACAGTGAGTTAGCTACAAACAATAAACAATTGAATGTTATCCGAGATTCATTTGAAACTGTTGGGAATGATAAAACATTATTCGTTGGGGGTGATGTAACTCAAAGAAATGGTGGAAATAGTTACAATTTTAAAGGGTTCTCATCCCAGAGTCAATTAGATGCTATGGCTTTATGGAAAGAAACCTATAGACCGATTGCAAATTTAAATAGTGAATTTAAAGTAAACAGGGGAGGTGCTGGTTTTCCAAATGGGGCTGAAACATTGAAATCTGGGGAGCGTTCAAAGAATCCAGTTATAGATAGTAATGTATTCACAGTCGAGAATAAATTTAATGGATACACAGGTATACCATCTAGACTAAAGGAATCTGACGAGGTTACGACATATGTAACAGTTCCAGATAGGAATAACACAAAACCTGCTAAAGAACGTAAGATAACCGTTGATGATATCGATCAAGGGGCTGGGAAATCTGGATCTAACGCTCCGGGTGTATTAGAATTTGGAGCAGAAAAGAATGCTGCAACTGAAAATGGTGAATGGGAGGATAACGATAAAGCCCAAGAGATCAACAAAGCTATTCTAGAATTACAAGATACACTAACACCCATAGAACAATTAGTAGGAACCGGGGATGAAACCTATATCACGAAAAGAAATAAATTTGAACAAATTGGAGGAACTTTCAACGACTTCCCATCCATACGTATAGATGAAAAGGGTAGGAGTCAACCTCTAGAGATGTTAGTATCCGAAACTGGAACATTTAAGAACCATGATTACGTGCCACATATAGAGGAAGTTGATAATTCATCTAACTTCCTTGGAGGTAATGATGGTAAGATTGTATGTAATGCGTACTCTAGAACTGTGGGAAGTGGTGGAATTCAATTCAAAACTACAGGTAATACCGAACTTGGGGGTGCTACTCTAAAGGCTGGATTTAAAAAGATCAATATAAACGCATCTCATGGTATTTCACTAGCGTCAGAATCGATTGTAGAAATTCAATCATTGAAAACTATAACACTCAGGTCTAATCGACAGGTATATGTAGAAAGTTCTCTTGGTATTAAAGGTAATACTATTATGGGTGGTGGTGCGTCCGTGGAAGGTGAATTGTATGTTCAGCACATAACTGCACCACTGGAAGTTCAGCAGACGCAGGATACTATACTATATGGTAAGTTTGCTGCCGATGAAGACAGGAGACTTGTAATTGGTGAATGTCAAGTTGGGGGTGTGTTCTATCCAGTGTATGCATCTTCTAAAGATAACTTGATAGTAAATTACCCCCATAGCCACCATTTCAATTCTATCCCTATTAGATTAACAGAATCCAATAAAGACGTTCGAAATATAGCGGCTGATGAGGGTATTAACGATCACACGAACATCACGCAAGCACTTCCTCAGATACATGAGAGGAAGGTTGCTGTGAAGTCTACTTAATTTCGTCAACTATTCCAAGTCGAACACATTCATCAGCTTCCATCCAAATATCTTTCTTAAGAAGAGCGTCCAAGTTTTTCATTGGAATTTTGGTATGTTCTTTGTAGAACTTCTTTAAGAGTTTCATTAGATTGTTGAGATTATACATCTCGTCTTCAATCTCAGAAAACTTTCCATAGAATCCAGATGATAGTTGGTGAATCAATACATGGGCGTGTTTACCCACAAATCGTTTATCTCCAACTGCGAGAAGTAATGTCCCCGCAGATGCGACACTACCATCTGCATATGTGTAGACTTTAGATTTTAGATTTCTAATAGTGTCTACCGTGGAGAATGCTGCGAATATACTACCACCAAATGTATTAATATGTAGATGGATTATCGGAGTGAATGCATCTTCTCCAAGAATATTTCTAGTATTCTGAAGCTTTAGATCAACTTCCAATAATGTTTTATTAAGTTCCAACATCGAATCCTCCGTCACATCATCATAAAAGTAAATTGTATTCTCTACTACTCGGATACCACCCCCCATTTGGGGAATATCCATACTCCCCTGTGAGATAAGTATCGGTTGATATGTTGTAGGTTCGATTTCCTCTGCGGCTGCGCTTCCTTTATATTTCCAGTTTTGCATAAATTATTTGTTGATAGTGTATATTAGGGTTTTGATTTGTCAACCCTCACACGAACTACATGTGAGAATTGATCTAGCTAACATTTGTGATGGGTTTGAACTTCTCTGATAATACAGACCCTTAACCCCTTGCTCCCATGCGAATATCAACAAGGTATTTATATCCTTAGCTGAAGTGTTTGGTGGTATCATCAAATTTAGAGATTGTCCCTGATCGATAAACTTTTGTCGTTGGGCAGCTTGAATTATAATTTCCTTTTGGGAGATTTCACTGAAGGTTTTGAAAACATCTTTCTGATGTTCGTCTAGGAAATCTAAATGTTGAACACTACCACCATGATTCAATATGGATCTCCAAACTTCTACCGTATTTTTATCAATGGAAATAAAGAGTTCGATTAGATGTGGATTTTTATATGTAAATTTACCCTTGGCCAAATCCTTAACGAAGTAATTACTATTTAATGGTTCAATAGATGGAGATACCTGCCCTAGAATGAATGAGCTTGACGTAGTGGGTGCAACCGCGAGCGTGGTGGTGTTTCTACGGCCATATCCGACTAATAGTGGAGGTTCCCCGTATTTAGAGGCTAACGCCTCTGTAGCACTATCTGTGCGCTTTCTAATAGTAGACCATATCTCACTATTTAGAAATTTGGCATCCATAGACTCCCAAGCTATATCTTTTGATTGTAGGAGAGTGTGCCACCCAAGAACACCAACACCCAAAGCCCTTTGGTTTATTGCAAATCTTCTCGGAGATTCCATATGTTTAACATCTTCAGTCTTATCGATGAATTCAGTCATAACAGCATCCAAGAAATATACCAAGGTTTCAATTGCATCAGTTTCCTTAAGTTCGTCCCATTTTGCAAGGTTCAGGGAGGATAGATCACAGACAAAAGATTCTTCCGGGGAATTAGATAACGCAATCTCATTACAAAGATTTTGGTTATGGATTGTGAGGCCCTTATCTTTATAGACTTGAGGGGCATTATTATTTAGAGTGTCAGTAAATGAGATATATGGATAACCAGATTCACTCCTACGTTGAATAACCTTGGCCCATAACTTACGGGATGGTTTATCCCCCTCAATCATCTTACGCATCCATTCGTCAGATACGCAGACTCCGAATGACAAGTTTTGAATAGTATTACCATCAGATTTAATTTTAAGGAAGTCGTTGATATCCGGGTGATCAATTGGAAGATATGCAGCCATAGAACCTCTACGGACAGACCCTTGAGATACAACCTCCATAACCTTATCGTATAATTCCATGAAATGTACCGACCCAGTTGAAGCACCACCCGCAGATATTTTAGCACCTCTACCTCTAAGATCGCCAAAATATGCAGAAGTTCCCCCGCCCATCTTAGTCATGATTGATATCTCGGATAGTTTATCCATGATCCCATCCATAGTATCTGGGATGTAACTACCAAAACAACTTATAGGCAGTCCTCTATCTCTACCAAAATTACTCCAAATTGGACTAGATAGTGAATAAAATCCCCTATGTAAATAGTCTTCAAACTTATCTGCAAACGAAATACCTAAAAGTTTTTCGGCACGATCTGCAATATCCCTTATCCTCTGTTCTGGGGTTTCCCCTTTAAGAAGATACCCACGTTCTAGAAACTGTCTAGAATCTTTATTAAGCCAATATATATTATTCATTATAATTTAAAATAGTTCGTCTTCATCGAATGATTGATTTTTCTTAGAATACTCTACGGGTCTACCGTGGAAAAAGTCAGTCATATTATTTGCCAACAATTCCTCATCAAACCACATAGTTTTTTCCAAAATCTCGTCATCAATTTCAAAAACTTTATCGAAACCGATCTGCAACAGAGAATCATTTATCCTATTTTTGACGAACTCTTTCAGGATCGTAGCAGACAAATTCTCTTCGTCAACCCCATTTACCATCCAATCCACTATTTTCGACTCAGATTCAAATGCCGATTTCGCTTCCGATGAAATCCTATCGATCAACTCTTGATCGAATAATTCGGGACACTCCTCGCGGATAGTGTTGATGATCTTAATGCCAACCAATGCGTGAATGTTTTCCTCATTTCTAGTATACTTAACTTGTTGGTCCGTATCCTTCAAAACATTTTGGAACCTACCAAACCAATTAATGATGTAGAATTGGGAGAATAGCGACACATTCTCGACGAACAATGTGAAAAGGATTAAAGCATATAGATATTGCTTCTTCGAATCCTTATAGAATCTATGGGTATACTTCTTTAGATATTTAACACGACCTTGAATCCAGTCCAACTTTAGATTCTCTTCAAATACGTCATTGAGATCCAAAACATTTATAAGTCTTTCATATGCATTGTTATGAATAACTTCAACATTTGCCATTACATATCCAAGATCCTGTAAAGCTGGGTGTGGTAGATTATCACCAAGTTTTGCCCAAAATGTTTTTACGGCAACTTCGATCTGTCCGATAGCCGAAAGGGTTCGGATTATTATTTCCTGATGCTGTGGTGTGAGGTCGCATCGGAATTGTTGGAGGTCGGATTTGAACGAGAACTCCTTATCTGTCCAGAAGCCATCGTGCATGGCTTGAATGAACTGATCAGTCCACGGGTATTTGTTCGGCTTTCTGCTAATTTGTTCTTTGAATATATTGTCGGGTGCTTCTTCGATGTCCATTTCATCGACTGTATCAGGGGTTTTCAAATTGTCAACGGGAGTCATACTTCTGGTTTATTTACCCCGAAAATTTATTTTTCCGGGGGCTGAAAAAACCGATACCGACGAGGTAAATAGACTTTTTATTAAATACTAATATGTGGATTAAAGAGATGGGTGAAATATACAGCGAAGGGTGGTCTGACAAGTTAACAGGTCCGACTCCAAAGAAGAAAGGTGGTTGGCATAGTCCTGATGAAACGGCTATCGGATTGTCGTATAAAGGCACATTTGGTAGAGGAAGTGGGGATATGAATGTCAAAACCCAACACGTTTATGAACAGGAGGAAGAAACTTCAATCTCTAAAGGATCTGTAATGCAGTTAATAGAGCAAGAACTGAGTTCATTATCGGATTCTGGGAATGATAGTGTAGCAACCCTCGCTTTAAAAACTTTACAAAGTAAAATTGACAAACTGTAATATGGTTAAGCTCTCACAATTAGATCTCTTAAGAGAGATGCCCCTAATCAATATGCAGAAGATTGGTAAGTGGGATGGTGGTAAGAATAGACATGGTTATGATAAGCAATCAGTTGCTATTCTAAGTTCTCCTGCGGGTTTACAGAAGATTGAACAGAAATTTAATAATATTGAAAACACTGATTTTAATTTATATTTTGTGAAACAGCCTAATGCAAGTCAACACTCGGAAATGGGAGTTGTATCTGCCGAAGATGTTACAAAATTACTAGGTTTAGAGTGGGGTAAAGATATTCCAGTTCCAAAAGAGGGGGAAACCACTGTCATATTTACAGCGAATGCCGCAGCAGATCGAACACCCTTAACTGCATGGACGATTGCACATAGAATAGGACATGCATTCGCAGCAACATTTAGACATAATATGCGTGATAACTCTATAGACCATTACATTAATGAGATCAATAGATCGATATCTAGTATATTGAATGATGGATATGGTGCAAGTAGACAACCAAGAGGTTTAATTTATGATAATGATCCATTAGTTAGGAATCTATTAGAATCAATAGGCACATTTAGAAGTGCTAGAATGAAGAAACTTCCAAGAACTGGAGAATTCATTTACGAATGTTTCGCCCAATACCTATTAAGTAATGGTGAATTAAAATTTAATCCATTACCAAAAAGATTATTGGACTCTAATAAGAAAGCTTGGGGTAATGAGATAGGTAGAGGTTATCAATTACAACTTGATCCTGAAGATGCTGATGACTATCTATATGATTTAAAATCACAGTTTGAACAACTATTCTACTATTATCTACAATCCCATCACAATACAATATCAATAATGTAATTATGAGAAAGAACTTACAAAGCATGTACACCGAGATGTACACAGAAGAATCGGAAATAGAAGAAGTTATCGTTGAAGAAAAGGTCGATAGATTTGCTTTAAATGATTATACTAAAATTGTATATGAAGGTAAATCTGGTCATGGAGATGAGAAAGCTGTAAAGAAACTTCTAAAACAAGCTGTTAACCAAGGATTAGTAACATATAAAGATACTAATTCGGGGTGGATGGTAAAGTCCGTGAAGGGTAAATCTATGGAGACTATTCATAGAGGTGAGAAGGCTTTACACTATCTGAGACGATTCCTCAATAAAATTTCTTGACATCTCAAATCGGTGTGCTAAAATTATCTTTATGTTATATAAAGAGGTATTAGAGAAGAATCCGAGATTTATTGATTGGGATTTAGAAGTTAATAATGTACCATATCAGATCATTGGATATGATGGATATAATTCAGAGGATTATTGTTGTTACCCTATAGATGGTAGTACATATAAAGATGGTGATAAATATATACCAATGGATGATACCATTGAAGTATCTGACTGTTATGGTATTAGAGGGGAAGCTCCAACTTGGGAAATAAAACAAGAAAAGTCTAAATATTTTAAAACTAAGTGGGGGGATTCATCCCTACGAATGGGTTGCACTACAACAGTATATAGAAATGGAAAACCCTTTTTTAAGTTTGGAGGTAGTGAAGATTATGCTTATCATAAAGCTAAGGCTATGATGGTTGAATATTTAGAGGGTCCGATAAATTTCCATTCTAGATTTTGGAAAGAAGAACTTATTGGTAGAAATATTAATTATAATGGACAGGCTGCAATTATCGAGAGCATTGGTAGTAACCCTTTCTATATGTGGATTGAACCAGTGAATGGGAAATTCAATCCACCCCCAAAGTGGGATAGTGATGATCCCGATGAGTGTTTGAATAGGGAGTATTGGGATGAGGAATATGCCGAAGGGTTGCGTATCGATTGTGTTCTTTCAGAATCCATCGACTGGTATCCTAAAGAAACTTCTTGACAACCCAAATCGGTGTGCTAAATTATTGGTGTTATGAATGACTACACACACATTGCAATGATAATTGATCGCAGCGGTTCTATGGCTTCTTGTTGGGAGGATGTACAAGGAGGTTACACACAAATGATTAAAGATAATAAGGATGCCGATGGTAGATGCACATTTACTGTTGCAGCTTTCGATACAGATTACGAACTCGTTGAAGACTTTACAGATATTCAATCTGTCGATGACACATTAACAGTTCGACCAAGAGGGGGAACTGCTCTACTAGATGCAATTGGTAAGACTGTTGTAACTGTTGGGGAGAAGTTGCAATCAATGACGGAAGCTGATAGACCAAGTAAAGTATTAGTAGTAATCCAAACAGACGGATTCGAGAACTCATCTAAAGAGTTTACTAAAGAGAATGTTAAGTCATTGATTACAGAGCAAACTGAGAAGTATGCTTGGCAGTTCCAATTTGTTGGTGCTTCATTGGATGCAGTTAATGAGGCTGTATCATGGGGAATCTCTAAAGGTAATACATCAGCTTACAACTCAAGTAACTCGGAGAACACATTTAATGTTCTTAATGCGAAGATGCAAACTATGAGATCGGCTACAACAATGGATGCATATGCAACGTGTGCTTCATTCACAGAAGAAGAAGAAAGATCAATGGTTTCAGAAAAGTCTGACGCATGAGACTATCATACACTAGAGATATAGATAAAGTTCGGTTTGAACCATATATATCTTTTAAAAAAGATAATATAGAGTTTGCTAAATTATCAATGGAATTACTCTACGACTTAACCTTTATATCCCCAGAAGGATCTTTAATCAAAGGCCCAGAATTATCCAAAGATGAGGCATATACTACAATTGTCGATATGATAAAAACTGAATTAAATGATCCCTCTTTAGATGGTGAGTTAGAAACAATTTTTTTAGAGTTGAAAAAGTATAACGCTTAAGACTAAATACAATTAACAATGTCCTATATGAAACATCAACCAACAGAGTTTATTCTCGGGAATCCTAGTGATTACCGTGGAGTGGAGTAGCTTGTTTGTTTTAGTATAGTAAAAAACCAAAGTAAACAAAGCTCCACATTAAAAAGTGGAGCTTTTTTATTTGAAGGTATCGGAACCAGAATCCGAAAACGACCAATGTGGGAGATTAAGATGAAACAAACTTACTGAAATTGAGAGGTTGACATTAATTAAAACCCTGATATAGTCAGGGTGTCATCGGGACGGGCGAACGGACTCCGATAGCAGCGCAAGTAAAAGTTCATTCGCCGGGAAGCAGGGAAGTTACTGCACAAAGATCTCATAGTTCAATGGTTAGAACAGGTGGTTTTCATCCACCAGATCGGGGTTCGACTCCCCGTGGGATTACATGCATATAAGTGTTCGGTGAACATACTCCCCATATAAGGGAGAGAGGCTAGTTCAACTCTAGCATATGCGACTTTAATAAAATTATGAGTAAAGAAACAACATCATCGGGCGGTATAGGGTTCACTGGACTCCTTACCATACTATTCGTAGGACTAAAACTTGGAGGCGTGATCAGTTGGTCATGGTGGTGGGTATTATCCCCTCTATGGATTAGTTTTGGATTGGTAATTGGTGTATTGATTTTAGCACTTATCGGATACGTATGTTACGAATATTTTAAATAGATTTAATCGCGGGTTAGTGTAATTGGTAACATCCTTGGCTCATAACCAAGAGAATGGATAATGTCCTGTTGGTGGTTCGAATCCATCACCCGCAACATAAACTGGAGTATCGTCTAGTGGTCTAAGACACTGAGTTCATATCTCAGTCATCGTCAGTTCGAATCTGACTATTCCTACCATGAATGAAGTGGAACGACTTAGAGAAATAATAGACGATGCATTAAAACATTGTATTGATCCGTTTGACTTTGAACAAAACAAACAATATCATATGATGTTTTCAGAATTATCTGAAGACCAACAAAAAACATTCATAGAATTCTGTGAATGGGGAGAGAGAAATTGTAAATAATAATCAAATGACACTAAACGAATACCAAGAGAAAGCAGTAGCAACGGCAATTTATGGAGAAGGATCTAAGATCATCTATCCAACACTAGGACTTACAGGAGAGGCTGGGGAAGTAGCAGATAAGGTGAAGAAAGTCCTCAGAGATAACGAGGGAGTCTTTACAGATGAAAAGAAGAAAGAGATCGCCAAAGAAATTTCAGATGTAATGTGGTATTGTGCGACTCTAACTAGAGACTTAGGATATACCCTGGATGAGATATGTATAATCAATCTCGAAAAGTTACAATCCCGTAAGACCCGTGGAGTAATTGGAGGATCTGGAGATAATAGATGAATATCGGAAAAGATATGGGAAACGGTCTAATAGATCAGTCAATAATCCCAGAAGAACATACTGTATACGCATACTCCCTGCCGGAAGAAATTTGGGATAGTAATACTGATTTATTTGGAAGATCTGTCTCAGGTGAGATTTGGACATTTCTATTAAAATGTCCTCATTGTGGTTCTCTCAAAATTGGAAGATCGACCGGAATATGGTTCACTAGAACTAGTTGTAGTGAATGTAATAAAAATTATGGGGTATATTCTGATATTAAAAATTTAAAATGTGATGAAAAATAAATGTGCGGGTGGCTGAGTGGTTAAAAGCATTGGATTGTAAATCCAATTCCTTCGGGATACGTGGGTTCGAATCCCACCCTTCACACCAACTAAATAAGATTATGAGAATAAACGATACTGAAAATATGCAAAAAATCTTAACCGAAAGATATGAAGGTGAGTGGAAAGCTAATATCGTAGAGGGAACTCTACCAGAAGGTGAGCATTTAGCATATCAATCTGGTTATGAATTGAAGATTGGTGATGTTACAGCAAAACTAGATCATGGTATTCGTGGTATGAATTGCCCACACAATGCTAGAGTTGTAGGTGATAAAGTATTTTTAAGCTACGTAAAATAAAGATTTGTTATGAAAAACACATAGGTAGCTGATACCGAAATATCAGCAAAAGATAATGCATTCCTTTCTGGAATGAGAGTAAGAGTAAAGGAACTAGCTCAAGAGGCGAAGTATATTCGTCTTGAAGAGACTAAGATAAAATCCAAACACAAGATAGAAGGAGATATCTGGTCTAATCCAGATGTTAAATCCTTAGAGTTTTGGAAACTTAGGAATCATAGAACCCACGATGTTAGGGATGCTGCGAGAGCAATACAACTAGCATATGGATTTATGAGGGATGTTCCATATAGACGAATTGAACAGACAACCAAACCGAAAGATCCCTATAGATGGAATCGTATCGTCAAGGAAGTCAAACGTTTGGCAAATAAATTTTCGAATTCTGAAAAGAAATTCGATGAGGACGTTGACATCTGGTTCGCGTCTGATAGAATAGATGAACAGAAAGGGTAATTAAAACCTCGGTAGCATAGTGCTACCGGAACGCGCCATTAGCTCAGTGGTTAGAGCAGAGGATTCTAAATCCTCGGTCGTCGGTTCGAATCCGACATGGCGCACATATGGTAAAAACTAGCGTAGCAATACGGGAAAGTGCCTCGCAAGCAGCCACATAAAACTGAGTATAGCTTAAATTAAAAGCCCTGTTTTTCACAGGTGATGGAGGTTCACAACCTCATGCTCAGGCATATATAAATTTTGATAAGTGACTACTTGGAGTAGTTGGTTTCCTAATTCACCAATCAAAGGAATTAGGAGTTAACTTGGTTAGCTAATAACGCAATGGGTAAAATGACATTCAACGTAATGCACGAATGAAGTCTCAAACGCCAACAGGAAAAGGGTAGCCTGAAATAAAAGACCTTACCCGATTCGAATCCGGGCTTATCAATCAAATCTCAAGTAGCTCAATGGTAGAGCGGGAAGCTGTTAACTTCTAGGTTGTACGTTCGAGTCGTACCTTGAGAGCATAATGTCGTCATTACACAGCGACATGAAATAATTGTGTTAATATCTTCCGTAGGCATTGACTGGTGAGGCGCGTGATTTGGGATCACGATTAGTAGGGTTCGATTCCCTAACGGTAGACCATAGGTTTTGATTTAACAGCACATCCTTCGTGGAAAATTGATTAATTAAAACCCAGATATAGTATTCACATGATAACAAATGAGACAGAGTTTAGAAAAGCCCACGATAAAGCATGGGCCGAACATATTCAACCATTAATAGATAATGGAGATGTGGTATTTGAATGTTCTGATACATTAAATGAGCATCTCCTTAAATGTGCTAATGGTGAATATTCTGATGAAGAAATTCTAGAACTGATGGATGTTGGGAAAATGTAATTAATTAAAACCCAGATATAGTAACCACATGATAACAAATGAACCCAGAAATAATAAAATACGAAAAAAAGATATCTAAATTTTACAGAAAACTCGCAAAAATCCGTGAAAAATGTGTTCATAAAAACCATAATTCTAAGTATGGATCGAATACAGGTAATTACGATCCAACTGCCGATAGTTATTGGTTAGATGTGGTTTGTTTAGATTGTGGAAAACAAATTAGATTTGATAGTGAAGAAGCTGGGTATAGAGAATTTAGCCCAAATAGAATGATTATGTCACCCCGCGCCTCTTCTTGAAAGCGTAATTCGGGGTGAGTCTTTAGGGATTGTAGCTCAGTTGGTAGAGCAAGAAGCTTTTAACTTCAAGGTCGCGGGTTCGAACCCCGCCGATCCCACCTTAAAATTATAAATTATGAGTAATGAAGCAAAAGCACTAGATGTGCAAAGTGTAGAGGATGCAGTAGAGAAAGTCTCTGACATCAACGTAGTGGGTAATGGTGATATGTTCACATTGCTCTGTAAAGCATCGTCTAAGGCGCAAGGCTGGATGAAGTCAGCAAAGGCTATGGAAGTTCCGGGAGGCTGTGTAGTGCAAGTTACTACCCAACAATGGGACCATGTTGCAGAGGCTCTAACCTTTGTTCCCGGAGTAAAGATCGTAGATGATGTGAATGGAGGTCATAAACTAGTGTAAAACAACTTCGTGTCCCCTTGTAATGGGTGGGGGGTGGCGGGAGGAAACTCCGTGAGTCCTATAACAGCATCGCAATGTGAAGGCAATCCATACCCGAGAGGGAAAGGCTCGATTCTTAGCTTGACTATGTTGCAACATAGTATAGAATAAACTCAGATATGGCAGATAACTTCTGCGTGTCTGAACATTAGCAGGTGTCGTATAATGGTTAATATAAGAGATTTCCAATCTTTTGATGAGGGTTCGATTCCCTCCACCTGCTCATACGGTTGGTCATCTAATGTAAGACTGTCGGTGTCCCCCGACAAAATGTAGGCTCGTTACCTACCCTTCCGGCCATGACGTTAGAAATTTATGTAAAAAACTTACAAGAGTTCGTAGTGGAAAATCCAGAGATGTCGCAAGCTTTAGTGGTAACTTCATCAGATGATGAGGGTAATAGTTATGAGCCTGTTCATTATTCACCTAGTTCCGGTATCTTCTCTGATCGAGAATTCAGACATGAGTTAGATGAAGATGAAAAATTCAACGCAGTTTGTGTAAATTAAACTAAAATATGACAATAACATTTCACCCAATTATAATACCTTATATTCTACAAACAATACTCACTATTATTTGTTTCTTTTCATTGATAAATGATGACGGTTGGTTCGCAGGAGTTTTCCAAGTTATATGTTTCTTGGTATTGACACCATCCATTTGGATGATATACTTTGGAGTTATGTATTTTATAGTTAGATGAAAATGCCGTAGTAGCTTTAATGGTAGAGCAGTTGCTTTGTAAGCATCAGGTTGGGGGTTCGAGTCCCTCCTGCGGCTCGTAGAAAATGTCCCTTAGCTCAGTTGGTTAGAGCGCAATCTTGATAAGGTTGAAGTCGTAAGTTCGAGTCTTACAGGGACAACGTAATGGAAGACGAAAAAGAGTATAGATGTGATTGGATGGTATACCGTAATAGTAAGCAATTTGCTTTAGGAAAACAGCCTAAATTTGTGATCCGTGACGCTTCTATGGAAGAGATGAGTATCTTTGCAGATAATTTAACTAGACAGTGGCATTACAAAGATAATCAGAGTAAAGATATATTTGTTGATTATGATCGAATTGCCACTTTCGACAGTATGAAAGATTTTCAAGATGAAGTGGATAGAAGATTTGTTATAGAAAGGGATAACCGAATTAAAGCTGAATCTTTTAGATCAGTAGCTAGTAGTTTAATGAGTGGATATTAAGATGGGTTGTTAGTAGAGTGGATATAACACTTCGCTACGAACGAAGTAAGAGAGGTTCGATTCCTCTATGACCCACTTAGGGGTTATAGCATAACGGTAATGCACCTGCTTTGCAAGCAGTCGATTTTCGGTTCGAATCCGAATAGCTCCACATAAGATTATGAAAAGAAGAGGATTTATAGGGAGTTTATTAGGATTCTTGGCTGCACCAAGTTTGCCAACCACATTACCTATAAAATCTAGTGGTATTATCTATGGTCCGTATATTCCAATAACTTATTCTTGTATAGAGGATATGTTAGCTGCTACAATGAGTAGAGAGATTCAAAAGGAAATTGATAGGGAAGTAATGGAAGCAATTATTAAACAAAATATAGGGGGTGTGGTGAAACGGTAAACACACAGCACTTAGAATGCTGCGCTTTAATCGGCTTGTGGGTTCGACTCCCACCACCCCCACTTATAATGTATAGAACCCCTTGGTAGCTGAGTTGGTTCAAGCGTCTGATTGAAGATCAGAAGTAGGTCGGTTCGATTCCGACACTTGGGACATATGACAACTATAGAAAAAGCAGATAAATTAGACGACTTCGCAAACTATGAAGGAACAGAACTTGGGGAGTATTGGACTCTTCTCTATGAAATGTATAGAAGTGATTGCCTATCCGGTGATATATTTAAATCTCAAATAGGTTGTGAAATAGAAATCCAATATGAGTTTGCTTTAGAATTAATAGAAGATGGTGCGCTGGAATTAGAATAAATTTAGGAACGTTAGTATAATGGTTCATTACGGCAGCTTGTCAAGCTGTTTATGGGAGTTCAATTCTCCCACGTTCCGCATGAAGAAAGAAATACCCATCATAGAATTTCAAATTGAAAAGGTTGAAGTAAATCCTAATTCACATAAACTTGATAAGAAATGGACAGTCGAACTAGATCCAGAAATTGAATCATATTATTACTGTGAACCTACCAGATGGGTGAAGTTCTGTCATTGGGCAAACTATTTGTTCGTGAAAGGTAAAGTAGAAAAATTATGAAAGGTATATAATGGTGGTTGTGATGGAATTGGTAAACATCTCAGATTGTGAATCTGACGCATGAAAATGCTTGCGGGTTCAAGTCCCGTCAATCACCCCAACTGGGAATTCGTATAATGGTTATTACTATCGGTTTTGATCCGATCAACGAGAGTTCGATTCTCTCATTCCCTGCCAAATTTACTAAATAGTATTGATATGAGTAGACTAGGAGACTTAACAGTAGTAGAAAACACCCAACCACATTGGGCAGCAGCTAAGAAGTATAATCATCTGAGAGTTGAATTTCCAGATGGAGAAGAAAAATCCCTACTGTTCACAGATAGTGAGATTGTCAATGCTTTAAAAAGGGCGGATAAGAATACGGAAGATCTCCCAGAGGTTAGCTGGATTCGTGATATTTTCGATTGACATTAATTAAAACCCGGATATACTCTGGGTATGAGCGACGGACCTGTAGCATATACATCAAAAACAAGAGTTTCCAGAAAACCTCACAAGTGTTGTGAGTGTGGCGGTGTCATCTTCTACAAGGAGATGTATCATTACTTCTCGGGTTGTTGGGAAGGATCATGGTCTACGTTTAAAACTTGCACAGATTGTGAAGAGTTTAGAGATCTTTTAAGAGATGATGGTGATGAGAATTTAATATTTGGAGAGTTATGGTCCGAGATTTTGTATTATACAAACTATAAATTTTATGCTGAAAGGTATGTAGATGTTTGTGATAAGAGAGGGGTTAAAGTCAGCCCCAATGTAAGAAAAATGATTAGATAAAACTACGGGTGGTGGCGGCAAGGTGTCAAACGAGATTTGAACTCTCGGCTATCGTGATGAGCGGTAAGGGTTCAATTCCTTCACTACCCGCCAGAATTTAAAATAAATTATGAAGAATTATATAGTAGGTAGATTTTGGACCGATGACGATAATCATTTGGCGGTCTATATGTATAGAAATGAGGTTCAGTGGGGTGGTGAAAAAGCTGCTGACGCTTTTCTACAATATGTGAAAGAACAATCCCCCGATGAGGATTGGCAGATTTTTTGGATTACCACAGACAGGGATAAGAATTAAATTTATGAGTAAGAAAGATACATATACACAATGCGCTCTTAAGCGAAATAAACACCATCATACAGCATGGATACCTAGTAAATTTGCGGTTTTGAATAAATTCATCAAAATCAAAAAAAGTGATAAGAGTTGGGAAGATGGATGGGAAGTAATTAAGGTCAGTCAAGGAACAAGAACAGTAGAAGATGTCACAGAGACAGCTAAGAGTAATAAAAAATTCGGATCAAGTATAAAATGAACGTAAAACTGTAAGTGTAGCTCAATGGTAGAGCGTCTGATTTACATTCAGAATGTTGGGGGTTCGAGTCCCTCCACTTATACCAAAGATTAATTATGAACGAAGAAGAATATAATAAGTATGTCGAGGATGTAAGGAACTCAAAAACAGAGCATGTGGTATGTTTGGATAAAACATACGGAGGGTTGGGAACATATTCTCTCAAGGTTGATGTTTTTAAATCAGATGATAAATTTATAAAGATCGCAAAAGAAAGATCTACAAAAAATCCATCAAGAGAACCGGGAGAGTTTCCAACAGATGATGTCTATAATTTAAAAGTAGAAGAGGTTGAAAGGGTGTCAGATGAATGGCGAGTCGTAACTAAGATATATGAAGAGACTGTATATCGTAATAAATATGACGATGGTAGAACTTGGATTAAAGTATTGGAAGAGTGGTAAGTGTGTCTCTTTGCTAAAGAGTAGCCTACCTTAATCGGTAGCGGGAGTTCGATCCTCTCATCTTCCGCCTAATAGACCGATGGTGTAATGGTAACACAAGAGTCTCCAAAACTTTTGACGAAGGTTCGATTCCTTCTCGGTCTGCTTAAGCTATGGTGCGTGAATTGGTTGAAACGGAGGGATTGCAAATCCCTTTAGCGAAAGCTTCGTTGGGGGTTCGAATCCCTCCCATAGCTCAGTCTAAATCCCAAGAGAGTGCGGTTGTAAAACCATTATAATGCTCACTATCATCAAACTTTAAACTCATACCAAACTTATCGGGCGCAATAGCTCGGGTAAAAGTATGGTTAGATGGATGGTTAAGTCCACAGGATGTGAGAATGATACAAAGTAAAATGATTGCTATGGTCTTCCTTGCCATACTTTGGTTCCTAAGTCGTTGACTTGATTTTCAATCACTTTCAACTTTTCCGCCACACCCTTGATAGTAGAAAGACCCATATCTTTAGTTAGAGGTTCTAATTGTCCCAACTGTGTTACAGCCGACAACATTGTTTTCCTCATCATCCCTAGCTCTATTTGGAGGTCTTTCAGCTGGGATGTATGATTGGATCTATCCTTCATGGAGGTCATAGAGTAATCTTCCAAGATGGCAAGCCTACGACCGTCTTCAATTTGTTCTGTAGCACCGACAGAGATCTTGGAACTAAGAATTGCAATTCTAGAGTTCATATCATCTACAAACTTTTCCAATTCAAGACCTTCGCGGTGTTCGTAATAATTCTTTTGAATTGCTGCTATTTCTTTATCCCTTGCATTCGCCCTGTCATTCTGGCGGCGGTTCCACTCGATGTTGTGTGCATTTTCTTGGGTTTGGTAAGAGTGATGCACTTCTCCAACAGCGGCATTCACAGCACTTGTCTTTTGTTGAGTCATCCCCCACCCTACAATAGATATCGAAACGACGAAAGCTAATGATATTCCTTTTAGAATTAGGGGCCATGAGGTTTTCTTGTCATTGATTTCACTAATCTGTAGAGTGTTAATCTTTTCAATGATCACATTATGACTTGTTGCAAGTTCTGATCTAACTATTCTTAGATCGGTGTCCATAGTTTTAAAGCCACTATCAACTCTATTTTCTAAAGACTTTAGATTTCCATCCAAATCTTCAATAGATTGTTCACTTCTAGTTAACCTACGTTCCGTTTCTATATCTAGAACAGAAGGGCTATGCCCAGCTTTTACTATATCTTCAAATTTCTCACTCATGCGTAGTTTTATTTAACTCTAAAAACGTTAAATGGAACTTTTTTGAGTGAATTATAAGTGTGCGCTCTGGAAATGCATCCAATCGAAATTACGTTCTCTACCTAGACTTGTCCAACCTTCAGATTCTACAATCTCCCAAAAAGGTTTATACTCACTCCTAGCTAAAAACGCCTTACTACTATTCCATCTTAATCGATTCCTATCTGGATCTAAATCAACCGCAGTACCCCATGAGTGCATAGACCAAGAAGAACCACCTCTCATTTTACGAACGTTTAAACAACCTCCATAATTATCTAGATGGAGCTTAGATATAAGTTTTTCCCCATAATGTTCAAGGGTCTTTGTGAAGATTCTCTCTAGGGAATCGTGAACCCTCTCATGGCAGGTTAGTCTAGTTACTGTTACATCCAAATCCCATGCAAGCTTCATTTTATATGGTAGGGTCAGAGATGTTTGATTTTCTCCAACTTTTCCATAATATTTCACCATAGAATTATATCGTTGACTTGGCCAATTGTTATATCTCTTAGAGACTGATACATTGGGATTGACCTTTGGAGTTGATGTAGTTAGATTATTAGACTTTAATAATTTCTCATATCCTGATTGTGTCATATTACCCCACAGTCCATCAATCTCCCCTATAGATATATTATTTCTAATACATGCTACTTGTATAACACCTGTAACGAGCTTATAGACACTCCAGCTAGATGGAAAGTCATAATATTTATTAGAAGCTGAGACACTCCTAGCTCCAAATTTTCCATCTATAGCATAGTCGTATAGTCCAGCTTCTTTTAATATGGTCTGTGCTAGTTTATTTTTCATCTGAATTGTGCGGTTTCCTGTTCTGCGATCCAATCTTTAGGTGCATAACTTTGATCTCTGGAATATTGATTATTGAATCCCATTATAATATTGTTGTCAGGTTGGGAATCATCACTAATATCCACAACCGCTCTTTTAGTTTCTTCTCTAGCCTGTGTTTCTGTTATAGATTTAACACTATATCCTTTAACCCACGAATCTCCAGAAGCTCCCAATATGAATAGACCTCCTATAGCTAATAGGAACTGCATATATGGGGCTGGGTCAAAACTACCAACCCATAGATGGACACCTAATACTAAGCCCCCACAAAGTAGGAATACTATTGCCCATTTTTGTCTTATACCTTCTAAGAAGTGTTCTTTTTCTAATGGTCCTCGTCTCATATTCTAAATTTAATAGGACTATATATCATGATAAGGTTCTTTATAATAGTCCAAAGAACGAACCCCCCTGCTAATCCCCAAATCCAGTTTCTATATACTGATGATTTTGCAGACTTAATCTTCTCTTTAGATAACTTTTTCTTCAGATCTTCGCTTTCAATGTTTTTACTCTTTAAATTATTCCCCAAAAAATCGTTTTGAGTTCTTAACTCATCTATTTCACTGTCGCGTTTATAAAGTTTATCTAAAACGTCCACAACCATAGTCTTAGTTCTAGTTAAGATCTCAGATTGGATTATTTGTATATCCTTTAGATCTCCGTTTTGTTCTTTTAATAGTATATTACTATCATCAATATCTTCTAGAATGTCTATCAATTCATCGATGATTATATAATCACTCGACATTTTAGACTTAACCTTATCTGCTAATACCATTGCCCTCTCAAGATCTGATCTTTGCTCGTCGATAGAAGTTGTTTGACTCTTAATAGTATTTTCTAATTCGTAATTAGTCTTAACTGTATCATTAATACCATTACCAATTTCATTAACTCCCGGAACCACACTCTCAGTTTGTTGAGGGGGGACTGGAATTGCTACTGGTGGTGTAGTTTTAGGACACGCTACGAGTAAAAGGCAAGGTAATACCATTGATAATAGATATAATCTCCCTGTCATATTAATATTTAGTCTAATGTATTAAATATATCTGGCAATTTGATCGGAAATTTGATCGGAAATATCCTTGACAAATTTCGATTATCGAGTATAAATAAATCCATGAAGTTACTGATCCTAGCCATCGCCTCGATAATCACGCTCGCGTCATGTCATCCAGTTGGACCAATCGACCCCCAACCCGTCCAGTTCACCCAACACGGGGAAGCGTCGTGGTATGAGATTAAGTGTAACGGGGGGACGCACACTGCCAGTGGTAAACCTCTAGTGAATAGTGCCAGCACCGCAGCCCATAAGAAACTTCCAATGGGAACGAGGGTTAAAGTTATTAATTTAAATAATGGTAAATCTGAAGTTGTCACTATTACAGATCGAGGACCATATATAAAAGGCCGAATTATTGACGTTACAGTTGGAGTTGCAGAGAGATTAGGATTTAAATCTAATGGTGTTACTGAGGTTACAATTATGGTTGTTAAGGAAGATAACTAATATGAAATTTAAATTATTCGATAAGAATTTAGATAGATTTGTAACTCCCGATGAGTGGTTTATAAATGGTAATGGGGATATATTCTTCTTCGACATCATGGATGGCCAACTAGTTAAATGTAATAGTGATGATTTTATAATCACTATTTTAGAATAATAAATTTTATGATAGACGCAAAAATAGTAGCAGATAGTGTAGCAGATAATGGTAAAAGGTTGACAACGTTTGAGTTGGAATATCCACGTTTCATTCATAGTGAATTTATGACACATCGAATGTTGTCAAGGAATGCAGCATCCTCTAGGGCAATTCCCCTAAAGGTAATGATTAAGAACGTTTGGAATAATCCAGCGTGTCCTATCGAGTGGGGTAAGAACCAATCGGGAATGCAAGCCAAGGAAATGTTGACAGGGTTTGCATTATCCGCAACTAAAATTCTATGGAACCTATCAGGCAAAGTCGCCTGTATGTTTGCATGGGGTCTTGGTAAGTGTAAGGTTCATAAGCAAATCGCTAATAGAATTTTAGAACCTTGGAGCCATATTAAAGTTGTAGCATCTGCTACAGAATGGGACAACTTCTTCCATCTTAGAAACCATCCCGATGCACAACCAGAAATTCACCAACTAGCATTACAGATGTGGCATCTGTATCAGGATAGTGTTCCTAAACTAATGGAAGAGTGGGAATGGCATCTACCATATATCGACGACTATAAGATTGTATCTTCAGATAAAGATGTCATTACATCTAATGATATCACATTAGATAATGCTATTAAGTTATCCGCATCCTTGTGCGCTCAAGTTTCATATAGGAAAGCTGACGAATCCATTGATAAAGCTTTGATGATCTACGACAGGTTAGTATCATCTACACCAGTCCACGCATCACCATTCGAACATCAGGCAATACCTGCTGAATATGGTATCCAAATGTCTGGAAATTTCAGAGGATGGAAGCAATATAGACAGACAATTCCGAACCATGTCTGTAAACAATATAAGAAATACAAATGAGTAAGGGTGAAGTAAAACCACTAACTCCCCATCCCCCTTGCCCTCCTAAACAGGTGCAGGGGGATGATTGTCCAGACTGTCCGAACCAAGGATGGTATTATATAGGGACTCATGGGGTTCAGGAACAATGTGAATGGTGTTGGGTAAACTCTGACAGTAAATTCTCTAAGAATGACTTTAAACGTTGTAATTCCTACAAGGCTGACTAAATATAGATATGATGTCTAGAGAAATTATAAGAGAAAGTGATAAAACCGTTCGCCTTTGCTGTGGAAAAAAAGGATGCCCTACCGTCACCGATGTTGGCGAGGGTATGGTTGAGATCACTGATGATGACGGTAATAAAATCGTCGTTAAGAAAGAAGAAGCAGAGTTAATTTCCGATGGAGTTAGAACTCTTGACGGTAAGAAACTGATCTGTGGATAATCTTTACTTCCTAAGTGTCCAGTTAATTGGTGTGTGTTTCATATTAAAGTATGCGACTATCATCAATTATCTAAGGGACGCTCTAACCAAATGGAAGTTTTTCAGAGAACTATTTAAATGTTCTCTATGTTTAGGATTCCAAGTGGGATTCTGGTATGGGGTATTCTCCCATAACTTCACCATTCTAGATGCCACATCTCTGGCATTCTACTCTGCTGCTATCTGTTGGATAGCAGACCAATTCGTAGATGTCTTACAGACTTATATCTACGGACGAGATTGACCGGGAACTATTTGTTTAGCCTTCCTGTATACCATATTCTCATCTACAGGCTTACCCGTTAGGATTAGGTCTGCAACATAGTCCTGTAGCTTCGGAAGGTATTGACCAATCTGTTTCCTGTCCTCATTGAACTCTGGGAACCACTCAAGAAACTTGTTACCATTGACGAGTTGAGAGATCATCTTTTTAAGTTCAGGCGCACCACCGGGAACAGTATTAAGTTTAGCTTCAGCCCTATCAATCTTCGCATTGAATTCTTCGGCATTGAACATTCCTGAACCTCTTGATGCTTCATCACAGAAGGATACAGCCTTAATAGTTTCCCAAGAAGGATCATGGATCAACTTCCTTAGAGTCTTAACGTTTAAGTCATCTAAGTTATGCACTAGCATATGTTTAGCCACAGCTGCTAAGATGTTTTTCTTATCATTAGGACCAAGATTATTGAACTTCAATCTCTTGAAGATGTTCTCAACGATAGGAACGCCAGCACTCTCATGTCCATAGTAAGTCATGTGACCATTCTTATCCCCTCTCGTAGTAGCTTTACCAAAGTCATGGAATAATACAGCTAGGTTAATGATAGGATCATTATATGGAGAAGCCTTAAGACACTCATGGATATGACCAAGAACCGTAGACCCACCTTCTGGGTGATGTTTAGGGTTATGAGTTAGGGGTTCCATGTTGGTGAACTCTGGAAGGATATCATATAAGATACCAGCATCTTGAAGTTTTTGTAAGAAATTAGATAAGGTTCTACCAGACTTGGCAGATTTGTAAAACTCTTGAGCGATACTCTCTTGAGATATCAATTGTGGATTAAGTAGAAGATCCTTTAACTCTGTAGCAGACCTTAGAGTTTCCTCTTCAATTTCAAAGTCCATCTTAGCTGCAAATCTGAATACGCGAAGTATTCTAGTAGCATCTTCCTTGAATCGCTCCCCAGCATTACCAACTGCACGAATGAGTTTATTCTTTAGATCGTCAAGACCTCCTTGGTAATCTACAATACGACCTTTATAATCAAGACCAAAGCTATTGATTGAGATATCTCTTCTCTTGGTATCAGTCTCAAAGCTATCTACTTCAGTAGAAACATTACTTTGTCTTCCCATTGCATCTTGAGCATCCTCTCTAAACTTAGCTAAGTCGTATGCATACTTCTTATATAGAATAGTATAAACAGGTTGAGAGTCACTCTTAGATATGTTTTTAAGAGAGAAGTGCTTTGATAGATCTTCAAATGAGATGTTCGTAGCCATGTCAACATCGTCAACTTCATTCCCCATCAATAGATCTCTGGGAACTCCCCCAACGATGAAGATCTCCCCATCAGGATATAGTCCTTCGATCTTCTCCATCAGTTCTAGAGCTACGCGCAACTCCTCAGAAGAGGATATGGCCTGCTCCCACTTTTCAGAGAAGTCATCGACGTTGTAATTGACGCTATCGGTCAGAAATTTTTTATACGTAATCATGATATATTGTATCCTAAAAATCGGGAAAGTCAATCCTCGACTGGTAATATTTACCAAATCCACTAAATATTACCATCATGTTATTTAAAGACTTCTTTGATAAATTCATTCTCGTCGAGGGGGTTATGGATCAAGTTCCTAGGAAACTTCTCAAAACGGTTGATAACGTTCAATATCTTCCAGATAAAGCTCCATATGGATTCTGGGTGGATAAGAGTGGAAACTTCAGAGAGGTTCCTTCATATGGCCATGAAGAGGCAGCACAAGAGATGCTAATAACATCGTCGAAATACTTAGCTAAGAAGAATATAGAAATGAAGATTGCATCAATCTATAGAGGTATGTATGCTGAAGG